AATCGTTGATGTGACTGGTGGTAAAGCACGAAAGGCGAGTTTTCAGTTCATCATTACTGACGCGGATGACTCTTTCTTTACTGCCGTAGATGATGAAATATCCTATGTTCAAGCATTTGCCGACAACGGAATACCGGTCAGTTTTAATTCAGTTCATAAACAATTAGATTCTTCTTTTTGGTACATAGACAACATGACATTTACTCATGCGCGCTCCAACCTAGCTGGCAGAACAGTGAGCGCTCAGTGCGATGTTTCCCTAACAGAGTACCTACCTTCATCAAAAAACTTCATCCAACTCCAAAGGTTTAAGTATGGTAATATTACTCAGATAACTAAGAAAAAGATTACGACTCCAGGAGTGGACCCGGACGACATTGCGGCAGCGCTTAAAGGATAAACACTTACGATGTTTCCTGATTATCCAACTGCTGACGAAGCAAAAATAAGTGCGTCATATATTCTTGCTTATGGAAATATAAATCTTCGCACCCGTCCATTGTCTCTTCTTGTCAGCGGAAAAGTTGACGCATCTTTTTGCTTCCTTCACCCGACAGTTTTTGATGATGGTACTCCGATATTTGCTTTAATACCGCAAGTATCGGATGACGGAAGAAAATTGACTCAAAAACAAGCCATAGATTTGTATCAAATTTCTAATAGGCATTTCGGCAAATTTGCATTTAAGGTAGCCGGAAAACCACCGGTACACCCAGCGCGTCTATATCAGAACGTTCTCATTGCCAGAGAACTCGCTATTTTGAAATCTCAAAAAGCGGCAGGAATAGTAGCCGGAGACGCATACTTTCCAGTATCTCTCAATCCAGACGAGAACAAACGAAATCTCAGCGGAATACTGCAAGTAACAGATTTATTTGGAGCAGCCCAAAAGTATTTCGAGGAAAACTTATTCGAGGTAACAGTTGACTACAAGATGGACATGGGCTCAGAAGTCACGTTCAAGGTCATGGATAATGGCTACAACATGATGGATAAAAACTATTTTGTGGTACGAAGGGACATCACCTACAGAGGACGCAATTACGAAATAGCCGCTGTTAATTCCGGACCCGGGGAGGGTGGTTCACCAATAATCAGTGTTTCTGCCAGAAATAAAGGGATACAGCAAATGCGCAGAGATAAACTTCCGAGAACGATAAGCGGTGGAACGGCCTACGAATACGCAGCCGCAGCTGCCAAAAAATTTGGTATGGGGTTTATTGGTCAGAAAACAAACACGGTCCACTCCACATTTAAGTCGGGTGGTTCAAATAACAATAAATCAACATGGGATGTTTTGAAAGACCAAGCGCAGGGCAATCAATATGTGGTTTTCGAAATTGACAACATTCTAATATTTGGTTCTCATCAGTGGCTAATGTGGAAATTTGGGAACTGGATGAAGGGGGGGAAGAGGTTTGTTCCATTATTATATGTACCAGGATTTACTGGAGAGGATTTAAGTAAAGTACTCATTGATTCGGACGATACCTCGAACATTTTTCAACTCGAAAAATGGCACACTTTCAATACTGACGACCAAGACCCTATGGCTGCCACGGGAAGCTGCAGTGTATTAATGCCAAACGGTGGTGCCTTGAGGCCAGGAATGACGGCCGTATGCGGACCATACCCTGACTATTTCTATGGTGGCTACATAATCACAGACGTGAACTATACTGAAGGTTCTCCAGGCCCAGCAAGTGTCTCATTTAGAACGCCAGAAGAACCCCGAAATCAAAAAGGGCTCCCAATCAAGCCAAGAACAGGTAGCAAGCCAGCAATCCCAATCCCGGTTGGAAGCGTATCCGTAGTTGCGGTGTAGGACAATCATGACTTTTTATGACCACATAGACGATTTTAGCAACCCGGTTAAGGGTAACGCTGGCGCAAAACGTCCTGTAGGGCTGTATCTGGGTAAGGTCGTTCGTGTTTCTGGGGGGATATTTATATCCATACCAACGCTTGCTCCTGGTAGTACTTTTGGCCCCTGTAAAACATTTGGAAGTTACCCAGTGATTGGTCAATCTATTTTATGTGGATTCCTTGACGGTAAATTTGAAGAACCTGTCGTAATAGGTAAATCTACTCAGTCAAAAGTCTTGAAAGATGTAGATACTCCAGTCGACAGCACCGATGGAAGTAATAAACTATATGTGGACACTCAGATAGCAAACCTGCTTTCTTATGTAAATACGCAGCTAGCGACAAAGGCGAACAACGGTCATGGACACTCTTAAACTCCCAATAGTATTTGATAAGGGTAGGGTTGGTTTGTTGCAGGAAAATACCCGTGATTACTATAACCAGGCCGTAGCTATTGCGTGCCGAATCGAAAAGGGCGAGTTGGCTCTTGAGCCAACATATGGTGTAAAAGATTCTACTTTTGAAACATTTAGGAAATCCGAGCTAAATTACACGCTTTCAACATTCTGGCCAGAAATTCGAATAGTAAAACTTGAACAAGACAGGCCTGATAAAAACGGCTCATCTCGTTTGCTTATCGATTTTGCTTTTGAGGGAGAGTAATCATGGCATCTCCGGATTTTTCGAACTACATCGACCTAACAGTAAACGACAAGCAACCAGATGAGATATACAACGAGGCTGTTGATTATGCAAAAATAGCATTGCCCGAGTTTTCTCCTCGCTCCGGAACGGTTGAGGATGCAGTTTTGCAATCAACAGCGTACATGGCTGGCGTTACATCTGGAGCGATAAACCGACTTCCGAATGGCCTCATGGAAGGAATAATGAGGTTAATCGGTGTTGTTAGAAAAGAAGCAACATTCGGTTCTGTGGATGTTGAATTTACCCTTAGCGGTGATGGACTAACGGTTCCAGCTGAAACAATTGTTTACTTCCAAACGACGGATGGAGACATAACGGTTCAATATCCATTTATTCTATCGGCCGATACAACTGCTGTTAGTAGTGAGTCGACAGTAACCGCCACCCTAACATCCCAAATCGGTGGAATCCTGCCAACAATGGACATCGGAACAATTCTTAGTTTGTCGCAAGCAAATACTGTTGTTCTGTCGGCAGCGACCGCGTCGAACGTAACGCAGGGAGCAAGAGCAGAAACCGAAGCCGAATATTTTGAAAGGGCAACTACTTACTTGGAATCGCTTTCCTCCTGTCTCGCCACGGCCAAACAGGTTGAGAACTATATTCTTGCAAACTATTCCGAAGTATATAGATGCAAGGTTTACGATTTAACACAAGCGATTACCTACGAAGCACCCGCGAGTGCCGTAAATGCTGAAAAATCCGGATACTCAACAACCGTTCTTGCGGATTCCGATTTCGTCATAGCTCTCTATCAGCTCGACTCTCAGATAGTTAGAGCCGTGACTCCTTCATTGTCTCTCTCTAGTTATGAATCAACAATTCCTTCTGGACATTACATTGGAGCATCGGTTGGGGCTTCGGCTGGAAGCTCTTCGGTTGCTTACTCAGATTCAGCATCCGTGCTCGGGCAATATGGTCCTATAAGCCTTATTGCACTTGAATCGCTGCTTCTCGCAGACGTAGGCGACAACCCAGGGCATTTTGTTATCTTCATGTGCGACCAGGACGGAATGCCGGTTCTATCCAGTATTAAAAATGAGATTTACACTGATGTGGCTGAAAAAATCACAGCCGGTTTAACCTTTAAGATATTAGACGCATTTCCAGTGGACATCGATTTCACTGTAACTATTTCTGTTGATGCAGAGTTCGGAGCGAGCACTGTTGCCACATCGCTAGCCGCAGACCTCGAAACGTACATGTCCGTTGCGGAATGGCCAAACTGGAACTCTTTTGTCCGTATATTCGACGTCGTTGTAAGGTCAAGCAAGATTGCCGGAGTATCTTACGTTTACAGCGTTACACCATCGATACCAACTTCGGCAGAAGGTGCAATGGAGGGAAATGAAGACCTTCTCTCTGAGGTAACTGACGATGGAAACCTTCTTGGTTATCAATTTCTTTATGCTGGAGTGATGCCTAGGGCGACAGTGGAAGTGCTCGTTATTTAATATGGGCGCCATAACCAACAGGCTTTCTGGTGCGCAGTTCACGCTTTCGGAGTTCGGCACTGCCAATTCATGGACCATCGA